AATTAAGATATGGTATTACGACCAATCATACCGTTGGCAGCAACATAACCAACACCGTACTTCTGCCCGTACACATAATCCTGAGTGAGATCCTGATTGTCAAAATAAGAGCCAAGGTTAATGAGAGGATTGCCCTCTATAACAAGCTTGACAGGCTTGGCGGGACCAGCAATAACGGTCAGTACATTATCATTGAACAGGAAGTCCGTAGTGCCAGCCTTATGACGCTGAGGAACCTCTATGGCATTAGTGCCACGGAACTTACCGTAATAACCGATATTATACATATCATCCTTAGCGGCATTAGCGACAACACCAGAAGTCATCTTAGACAGACCAAGCTTAGTGCCATAGATAGACGCCCTCTGACCGGTAGCGGCTTCAACGTGCTGTATCAGATTGACCATCGCAGCCTCATCCCAAGAACCAGTGATGTCATAAGTAGCACCGCCAAGCTGCTCCTGAGTAAGACCCTGCCATATAACAGCTACCTGACGCCATATGTCTTCCTGAAAAGACCTCGCCACATCGCCTATATTCTCGGTCATGCTCGCCATATTGCCAAGCAGACGCTCCATTTCCTCGTATATCTTGACAGCGTGCCAATGGGTGGGAACAGTAACCTCCTCGGTGCCAACTATGCGCTGGCGGCGGAGAGCCTGATTGCCACCAGATACCTCAGATACGGTATACCAGTTGGCGTCCTTAACTACAAAGACGGGCTTATCGCCAGCCTTTACAACACGAGTTTCGAGAATCTTATTCAGGAAGGGGTCATTCCTTACGCCCTCAACAACGGTTTTCTTAATGATGGTCTCGACAAGTGCAAACAGAGTGGAGCACTTGCCGTCACGGAGATCGCGCGGGTCAAGGTAAGTCTTGCCGTTATTGGCATCAACCAGCGCATTATAAACCAGACGCTCACCATCTTCAGTGGAGAAGTTGCCTCGCAGCGCCTTGCCGCTATAGACATCAGCGGCTACATCAGAGATGTCGTTAATTTTAGTGATATCAAAAGCCATTATCCTATCCTCCTTGTGTTAGCAAGTCTCGATGGCATAGAAAGTCTTGCCCCTCTGGGTAAAGACGTCTATTATCTCGCCTATCTGAGTGGAGCCGCCGGTATTAGAGGCGGCAGCCAACAGCTTAACGCCCGCCTGAAGCTCAACCACGGCACCCTTAATGCGGGCTTCGCCACCATCCAGTACATCGCCGGTCACGGCAAATACCTGATGGGGCTTCTCAAGCAGATAGCCACGAGCAGCAACGCCAGCTTCATTTTCAAAGTTGGCAAGGTCGCCCTGAAGACGTTCGTCGTAGATAACTTCAGGGGAGGCTATCAGAGCGATAGCAGCCTTTGCACTGTCCTTAGCGGGGGCAGTAGCTTTACGAATTTCACGAGAACCGTCTTCAAGATCGCCAACAACGACAACGCAACCGTTATCTATAGCGGCGGGGTTGCTGTTTACCATATAGCGGACAGATACAAGATCGACACCGTTAAAAGTGCCGGAAAGTTTTTCAGTTATGCAAACGCCATGCTTTGCCATAATCATTTTCCTCCTAAATTAAGTGTTTGTGGGGTGTATGCCATAAGTAGCAAAAACGCCGCCATATGAAGCGGCATCATTGGGGTTGGCGCTGAGACGAACAGGTATGCGCGGAGCTTCACTCTGCTCAGTAGCAGGGGTGGGCTCATGCACCATGCCACGTATGACGTAGCATTCACGCTGTAACTCGTCTACGCTAAACTTAGTATTATCGTTCAGCAACGCCTTGAACTGCTCATTCTCAACGAGGTCGGGGAACTGCGCAAATACATCTGCCACTTCCTTTTCACGCTTGTAGGTACGTAATTCGTCAAGCTCAGCAAACATATTGCGGGATTCCTCAAGCTTCTTAGCCTCGTCAACGGTAAGCCATTTGCAGACCATAAGCTCAAATTCCGAGGTCAGTTCTGCGATCTGAGTGGCTTCATCGAACTTGTACTCAAAGCGGCCAGTCTGCTGAGTAAACGTGCTCTCAGTCCAAGTGTCGCGTTCTACGTAAACGTACTTATCATCAAAGTCCACCAGATAATGGCAGACCTCAATACCGCGTTCCTTATCGTAGGAATAAGGGAGTGCAGCAGATAATGCATTTCGTTTCTGTATAAATGTCGCAGAGAAGGTCGTTGTGGGGGCCTCAATAAATGCTTCCTCTACAACAGGTTCTTCTTCTATCGCGGGTTTTACAGCTTCTTCCATTACTTCAATATCTTTGTTTTTAGGCAAGTTAATGTCACCTTCCTTCCTTGTAAATTCTTGCGCCAACGCATCGACCAGCGTAGCCATCAGCTTGTCCTTATCCTCGGCAGCAAACTGCACGCTTGCACACGCGCCTTCCATAGCGGGGGTTTTATCCGCTCCGAGCAAAGTAACGCCGGTAATAACAAATTTATCAATGCGGCAAATATCATCTTCTTCGGCAAACTCAATGGCTTTTATCAGAATCTCCATGGAGACGTCTGACCTCTCACGCTTCTGCATAATATCCTCAGCGTAATTGGCATATCCGCGCCATAAATAGGCGGATGCATACATGTGAGCACGGCCATCGGCCTCCTCAACAATGCAAGCATCTCGCACGTCAGCAGGGAATACGCCCACAGGCACTTCCATATATTGCAATCTGAATTGGCCATCGTTCATTGCATCTTCTACGATTTTGATATCGTGGCCGCCAAAATCGAGTTCGCCGTTTTGGCCTATCGTAACATTTGCCAGCAACGGAGTGTTATAAATAGTAGGGAGGGCATCTTGCAAAGCTTCCTTGGTAATAAAGCTCTTATTCCGATTTTCGCCATCATGGCATACATTCACGCGCAGCTTCAAGAAGCGCTCAGAATCGTAAGTATCATCAACACTATATGTAGCCCTTAAACTTAAATCCTTATTTGTCACCTTTTTCACCTCCCTCCCGTACATAATCAAAACGCCGCCCACAAGGAGCGGCCATCTATCAGAATGTGAGTCTATCAGTTTGAACTATCTTTATCTCCGCGAACACCGATGCGGGGCATTTTTCATCGTTTAGAAATGTATACAATGTGCCATTTGTGCCAACAAGCTTCAAACCGGCGGCAAGTAAGCGGTCTTTTGCCTCCTCGCCCTGCACGCAAATAAGTTTTGGCATTTCGTATCACCACCTTATTGTTTGTCGCGGGTACGCTCGCCCTCATCTGAAATATTATCAGAGGGGGGTCTTCCAGCATCCGCACTTGATATAGTGTTGCTACTCTGCAAAGGCACTAAACGTTCGTTAAGCTTAAGTACATTACTCTCTATATGGTTAAGCCCAAGCGCGTACAATGGTTCAAAACCCATAGCGGCCATCAACGGAGTGACAACGGGCAAGCCATACTGCAACACACTGGTAAGAGATTTCTGATATGCGTCACGAGTGTACCTGCCGCACGGTAAGAAAACCATGCGATAGTTTTTAGCAAAAGACTGTTTTTGCAGTATACGGTTAATCGCAACGCCTATACGTTTGACAACCTCCCACGTCAGCGATTCGTCTGCCATACCACTAATTTCCAATGCACGAGATGATGTAGCAGCACCGGAGAATATAAGGCTACTCACGCCCGCAGCGTCCCACAGATGTTGCTCAGACTCAACTACTTTGTCGCGCTGAGCAGCGGCGGTGGGCTCAAAAGTTATCTTCTGCACGTCCATTGGGGACAAAATGCTCCCAAAATTGTCGGGCAAAACTTCACTCAGGTTGAACCAGAACTGTTTGGCCTTCTCAAAATCCATAGACCACTCGCCATTATTGTTCAGGCCAAGTCTCATAACGAGTAGCGCATAGTTCTGCATCTCTGAATTAGCCATTGTTAAATCCTTGTACGATTCTACGTCATAAATTGCACGTAAAATGCCAACAAACGGGGGCAGAACATACGTCAAATCATCATTTACCTTAATGGCGAAAGAATACGGAGCATCAAGCTCTATCCATTTCTGCGTAGTATCCTTCTGATACTGGGCATATTTTGTCTGGAATTCCTTGGGGTACAGCTCCAACTCATCATTATATATGTCAAAATAGGAGAAATCATAAGCAACATTCCAACAATTCTGCTGATAACTGGCTATCTTGCAGTAATTAGGGTCAAGAAATTGGAACGTCATGCCGTCTTTTGTAACCCATGTAGTACAATAGCATACATCTTCACGGAAACAAGTTGCCAAAATACGCTCTGACTGCACCTTTATGTCTGAACCAGCTAAGAAGGCATTGGTTTTCTGGTAGTCTTCAAGTTCCTTCGCGGTGTCCTTGACGCTATCAAACGATGTCTGACTAACGACATACGACAGATCGCACAACTGAGACATATACTGTATCAATCGCCAAAAATGCGGTGACAAATTATACAACATACGTACCGCATCACGTAACTGAACCTCATTGCTTACAGGGTCTTTTATAAACGTAGCAATCTGCTCTCTGGTATATTTGTAAAACGCATCAGTCTTCGTACTGTTGTTAAGGTCGCGGTACATTATCTTCGCTAAACTGGAGAACCACGCCTGCGTCCTCGTGTTATACAAGTCTTTTGTATCAAACGTTTTACTAACTTCCGCCGCATTAGACAGGGGCGGCGTTTTATTGGTGTCTCCCATAAGCCACCACCTTTCTTTATTTTATTTTTGGAGCTCTGAACAAGAATTCAAATCCTTGTATATCGTTTTTAGGTTTTATCACAGATGTGTATTCAGATATATAATACACAACGTAAGCTAAAGCGGAGAATCTATCCTTATCCAGCTTACGCACAACCTTCTCAACAGTTAAATTACCATTCGGTAGGTTCT